GATGATCAGTTTGACTTACTCATGGAAGCGTTGGAGACAATGCAGCCTGATTCTCAAGAGTTGCGACTAGTTGCACAAGGAATAACACTAGGATTTGGTGATGAGGCAGAGGCGTTAGTACGAGCACCATTTCAAAGTGAAGGTTACTCCGAGATCCGTGATGACTTACGGGCAAAGCTAAATGCACATAGGAAGCGAGCACCTTTAGAGGCTGCTGGCTATGAAATGCTTGGTGCTGCACTGCCCGCTATTGCAACTCTTGGTAGTTCTAGCCCGTTATCTATTGCTAGTGCCGCTAGGCCATTACTGCGAGCTGCACAGATTGGTGCTGTAGAGGGTGGCATTGCTGCTGTAGGCACAAGTGAGGCTGAAGGAGTTAAGAGCTTATTAGATGCTCCGCTGGGTGCTGGTTTAGGCGCAGTTGCAGGCCCAATGGGATACCTTGGTGGAAAGTATGCTGGTGTAGCTGCTGATAAGGTTCTAGAGTTCTTGCGCCAACGTGGTAGCAATAAGATGGGAACTGTTGTTGAAAACGAACTAAAGCGACTAGCTGACCAAACAGGGTTAAGTCAGGATGAGCTTGTTGGTCGCATTGCGGGTGGTGAGACTATGTCTGATGATCCTAACCTACATATGGCTGTAAGGTCTTATATGTCACAGGGTGGCGGTGCAGAGACAGCAATCAGGGCAACTACTCCAGCTAGAGCTACAGCAGCAAGAGACTCAGCCAAAGAAGCGGTGCAAACTGGTTTAACAGGTCGTACAGATAAGAACGTATTAAAAGCCGCTCGTATGCAGCAGGATGAGTGGAAGGCAGCAGAAGGTGGAGCATATAAGGATATATTCGCTAATGCTGGTGAAGTCACTCCAGAGTTATCACGGTCTGCGCTAGAGGCGGTAAAGCGCATCCCTAACGCTATGGACGAGATGAAAGAGCTTTATAGTGTGCGAAATTTAGTACCTTTATTTAAGACCGCCGATAACGGATCTATTGATCTAGCCAGAGTGCCAACCCTAGAAGATGTTGAAATGATTAGGCGGGTAGCTGCTGAATCTGCTGGCAATGCGTATAAAGCAGGTCGCGGAACAATGGGTAGTGAGCTTAAAACTCTTGAAATGAACCTTAAAGGCGAGATTGACAACTTTAGTCCTGAGCTTGGTGAAACACGAGCTGGATGGGCTAGAATGTCTCAAGCTAGAGATGCGTTTGACGATGGTAAGAAAGCCTTTACTGGTGACGTTGAAGCATTTGAGGTTCTTGCAGAAGGTATAATGGGATCAGGAGACGCAGCCAAGATAAGCGCTTTCCGTGAAGGTATTATGTCTAGCATCAATAATAAGATGGCTATCGGTGGATCAAAGCGATTCCTTGGTAAGATGGCTAACCCAGAGACAAGAGAAGGTCGAGTATTTGCTAACGTATTCCCGCAAGATCAGCAGAAGAAGGCTCTAGCTAAATTAGCGCTATCTGGTAAGGCGCAGTTATCATATGAAAAGATAGTTGAAGGATCTACAACCCAGTTAGCTAAAGACGCAGGAAAGCAGCAAGGCTTATCAATAGGTATGGATGAGATACTAAGCGCAAGTGCTGGAAATCTATCATCTGGCATAGGTATTGGAATGAAGGCTATAAAAAGCCTTGCTCCAAGCCTTAGTGATAGTCAGCGCAGGCAAATAACTGAAGTTCTTTTGAGTGATGATCCAGACTTTGTTAGGGCTGCGCTTAAAGATAGTGGTAAAATGGCTGTACTACAGCAGAAAGTGCAAGACTTATCACGCATGATTACTACTGGGGCTACAGGTGCGGCTGCATATGAAGGTGGCGTAACTGGACAGCAACAGACTAAAGGATTACTAGGAGCAGTTGAATAATGTCAAAGATGTCAGAGCAGGATATTCAGGGCGCAATCAAACAGGCTATACAGTCTGCCATTGATTACGTTGATAGTGATATTAGTCGCCAGCGTGAACGCGCACAGCGGTACTTTGATGGGCAAGTAGACCTAGAGCATGAAGATGGACGCTCTAAGGTCGTATCTACAAAGGTTCGTGACGTAGTGCGTGGAGCTAAACCTAGCTTAATGCGTGTGTTTATGTCGAATGATAAGTTTGTAGAGTTCACACCTAAAGGCCCAGAAGATGTAGCTAACGCAGAACAAGCGACAGCATACACTCATTGGGTATTTAATAAGTGTAATGGCTACAACGTACTTAGTAACGCCATACATGACGCTCTAGTTAAGAAGGTTGGTCTGGCTAAGGTTTGGTGGAATACTGAAACCATCGCTAAGACCTACACCTACGAGAACCTATCAGACGAAGAAGTACAGATCCTAGTCAGTAAGGACGGTGTTGAGGTTGTAGAGCATAGCCAAGAAGTAGAGATTGAAGTTGATGAGAATGGTATGCAGGTTGAGCGTAACACGCACAGCATGGTTATTTCTCATAAGTTTGAAGAAGGTGAGATGGTCATTGAGGGCATCCCACCAGAAGAGTTCTTTATTGATGGTTCAGCTAAATCTATTGATGACGCTTACATTGTATGTCATCGCACAGAAAAACGTGCAGGCGATCTAGTCGCTATGGGATACGATCAAGACGTTGTTGATAACCTATCAGGTCAGGACGATGACACGTTAAGCGGTGAAGAAGAGAAAATCTTACGCTTTGGTGAATCAATCGACACTACTGAAGGTCTAGCTAACGACCCATCTATGCGTGTTATTATCGTTACAGAAGCCTATATGCGTATTGATATAGAGGGTGATGGCGTACCTACACTGCACAAGTTCTTATGTGGTGGTACTGGTTACGAGATACTTGATTATGAAGCATGGGACAAAGTACCCTTTGCTGATTTCCACGTAGATCCAGAGCCACACGCATTCTATGGTCGCTCTTTGGCTGAATTGGTGATGAATGACCAAGACACTACCACTAGCGTACTACGCGGTATACTAGACAACGTAGCCCTTGTTAACACGCCTCGGCTTGAAGTTAACGAAGATATGGTTGAGATGGACGATGTGCTTAATAACGAGATTGGCGCTATCATCCGATCAGAGCAGATTGGCTCAGTAAACCCATTAACAGTACCTTTTGTAGCTGGATCAACTTTACCTGCGCTACAGTATCTAGACATGCTTGTTGAAGAGAAAACAGGTATTAGTAAAATGTCTATGGGCCTTAACGCTGATATGCTTCAAAACACTTCAGCCACAGCAGCAGCACTAACTGCACAAGCTGGAGCAGGTCAGGTTGAAGTGATGGCGAGAAACCTCGCTGAAGGCACTAAGCGCTTATTCCAACTAATGCTACATGTAGCTGTTAAAAACTCTCCTGACGAGCAGATGATGCGTCTGAATGGGCAATTCGTGCCAGTAGACCCAAGTGTTTGGGATATTGAGATGGATATGGAGATTAATGTTGGCTTAGGAACAGGTCAGGAAGACGTTAAAGCAGCAGCACTTATGCAAACATTTGCCACACAGCAGCAGATTTGGCAGACTTATGGCCCTACTAATGGCCTAGTAAGCATGACACAAATGCGTAATACCTTAGCAGATACTTTGGCTTTATCTGGGTTCAAGAATGCAGATCGATATTATGCACCCATGAATCCAGAGACTGAGCAGCAGCTTATGGCTCAGATAGCAGAAGCAGAAGCACAGGCAGCAGCACAGCAAGGTCAGCAAGGCGACCCAATGGCACAAGCTCTAATCGAGGCAGAGCAGATTAAAGCTCAAGCTAAGTTGCAAGGTGATCAGATGCGTATGCAGGGTAAGATGCAAGCTGACCAGATTAAGGCTCAAGCCACTATGCAGGTTAAGGGTGCAGAGATGCAATCCGCACAAGGCAAGGAATTAGCTGAACTACAACTAAAGTATCGTGAACTACAAGCTGGTGATGACCTAAGTCGTGACAAGATGAACCAAGATCTTCTAATTGAAGCAGCAAAGATTCTGGGTCAGTACGGTAGTGCCGTTGATGTTGAGCGAGTACGGGCCATGCAAGCAGCTCCAAGAATGGGTAATTTGTAATGATTAGTAAGTCTCAGGCTGAGTATTTGCTCAAAGATGATACTTTTACGACAGTATTTGATATAATCCGACAGGATCAGGTCAAAAAGTTCTTAGGATCTTCTAGGCTTGATACTGAGGTACGAGAAGAGGCCCACGCAATGACGAGGGCATTAAATGAGTTCGAGCATACTCTCAAACGTATTATTACCAATGAGGTTATGCAAGACAAACGCAGCAAATAAAGGATAGCACCGTGGAAACGACTAACCAAAGCGTTGAGAGCGCAGTTGAAGCGTTAATGGCTCCAGTGGAGTCAGAGACAGCGGAAGTAGAATCTACCGAAACCGAAGGGTATGAAGTAGAAGAAACGGAGGCTGAAGATGAAGCCGAAGTTGAAGGATCTGATGATGACGATGTAGTCTACACAGATGACGAAGATGAAGGCGAAGAAGAATATGAAGCATCGGATGAAGAAACCGCCGATCAAGTTGAGCCTAGTACATTCTCTATCAAAGTTGATGGTGAAGATGTATCAGTAACTCTAGATGATCTAAAGCGAGACTACTCAGGCCAGCAATATATTCAGAAGGGCATGAAGCAAGCAGCAGAGGCTCGAAAGCAAGCCGAGGTAGCCTATAACGGGTTAAATCAGCAGCGCGAGCAGCTACAGCAACTTATGCAGCAGGTTCAGCAGCAAGGTGTAATGGTACAGCCTACTCCACCCACGAAGGAGCTACTGGCAGATGACCCATTAGGGTACATTGAGGCAGACGCTAACTATCGTGAAGATATGGGCAGGTTCCAACACCAGCAACAGCAATTAGCACAGCAGCATCAAGCTATGCAGCAAGCGCAAGGACAGGCTAATAAAGCCCACTTGCAGGAGCAAATGAACGAATTGACTAGAGCTATTCCAGATTTTGGGGACGCTACTAAAGCTCCTAAAATGAAAGAACGCTTAGTTAAACAGGGGCTTAGTGAAGGCTATAGCACTGAAGAGATTGGCGGTATTGTCGACCATCGCGCCATGAAAGTTCTACATAAAGCTATGATGTACGATCAGATGATGGCAGGTACTTCTACAGTTGAAGCTAAACTAAAGAAGGCTAGACCATTAATGAAAGCTGGCGCTAAGAAGCAACCTGATTCTGATGCTAAGAAGCAGAGCAAGCAAATGTCAAGATTGAAGAAGTCGGGAAGCGTAGCAGACGCAGCCGCATTATTGTTTAGTAGTTAAATTTTAAATTATTTAGGAAGAAATTATCATGGCACAACCAACTAATACTTTTGATACATACGATTCAGTAGGTATTCGTGAAGACTTATCTAACGTGATCTATAACGTATCACCTGAAGAAACCCCATTACTTAGCTCTATTGCTAAGGTTAAAGCATCAAGCACTTTGCATGAATGGATGACGGACTCACTTCGTGATTCAGCCGTTAACGCTCACATTGAAGGCGATGATACAGTTGCTGAAGCTCGCACTGCTACAACTCGTTTACAGAACTCTACACAGATCTTTAAGAATGCTGTTGTAACTTCTGGTACTGATGACGTTGTTGATAATGCAGGTCGTGGCAAAGAGATGTCTTACCAGATCGTTAAGGTCGGTCAAGAGCAGAAGCTAGACATGGAAGCCGCTTTGATGGCTAACCAAGCCCGCGTAGCTGGCAACTCTACCACAGCTCGTAAAATGGCTGGTCTTGGTGCTTTTGTTAAGACTAACGTGACCAACGTAGGAACTGGCGGCGCTAACCCTGCTGGTGACGGCTCTAACGCTCGTACTGACGGTACTGCTACAGTATTTAGTCAAGCTGACTTTGACTCTGCCATGCAGAGAATCTGGGCTGAGGGTGGTAAGCCTGATTGTGTTATCTTGTCTGCATTCCAGATGGATAAGGCTCTTGGCTTTGTTGGTAACAACAACCAGCGCTCTACAGGCGCATCTGGCAAGGTTGAAAACTTGTTGAATGTTTATGTAACTCCTTGGGGTTCTGTTGAGTTCATTCCTGCTCGTGAAAACCGTTCACGCGATGTTTGGATTGTTGAGAAAGACAAGCTAGCATTGGCTCAGTTGCGTCCTATGAAGAGCCAAGCTCTTGCTAAGACTGGCGACAACGAGAAGCGTCAGGTTGTTGGCGAATGTACTCTTGTTGTTCGCAACGAAAAAGCTCTAGGCCTTGTAGCTGACTGTACTGTAAGCTAAATAACACTTTTGTGTTACAATAAGGGGGTGCTTCGGCATCCCTTTTTTTATGGAGAAATTATGTCTAAAGTAAATATTGAAGTAACGTGCGATAACATTATGCTTGACAAGATGCGCTATGCTGGCTGGAAAGGTGAGGTTGACCAAGCCATTGTGGATGCGATCAATGCTATGGATGAAGGTTATGGCTCACCACGAATTAAAGTAGAAGCTAAAAAGAAAACCACCAAGAAGGTTGCATAATGGCTAAGGTATCGGAGCAGTGGCACAAGGATGGCGACAAGCTAATCCACGTTAAACAGCAAGATTGGACACCTATGTTAGACCGAGCAGCAGCCT